GCTTGTTTAACGCCATTATTAAGCTCTTCAATGATTTTAAGCGTGTTGTTGGTGAATTGAGAATTTTTAGCGCTTAAGTTTAACTGCTTGCTAAAATCGCTTATTGTGTGGCTTCTCTCAAGCGCTCTTTTAATGTGATACTTTAAAGCTGCGCCTGCGGTGGCTTCGTTCAAGGCTTTCGGTAACTTCACTCCTAAAATGCGATCGGGCGCGTTTCTGTATAAAGTCCCTAGCGTGAATTTAGTCCATTGGTATTTTAACGCTCCGCTTAAAGTGGTTGCTAAACCTTGGCTTAAGTTCTTGGTAGTGGCTGGCTTTAAGCTTTCAGCGATTTTTGCATCATTCTTAAAAAGCTTATGAAAACCGCTCGCTATGTCAATGTATTCTTTAGCCTTTGGCGTGGTAAAAACATCGTCTTTAAACTCGTTTAATTTGTTGAAAAACTGCGCGCTGTCAAACACTTTTAAGCTTTCGTCTTGCTTTAGGCTTTGTTCCATTAGTCTGTTAAGCATGCTCAATTCTAGGCGTTGTTTATCGCTTTCATTTAAGCCTTTAGTTAGCGCCTGGTAGTTGCTTAAATCCTTTTGACCTTGCGCTTTGATAATATCCATCAAGCTGCTCACGGCGTCGCTTTCATGCGTGTTATTATCTCGTATTTTAGCCTTATCCACTAATTCTAAAGCCTGCTTCATTTCTCTATAATCGCTAATAGCGCTCTTTTGTAATTCGCTAATCTTTTCATAAGCGCTTTTATTTTGCTTGAGTAGGCTTTCTATGGCGTTGTCTATATCGTTTTTTAAAAAATTAGCGCTCGCTTTTTGGATATATCCTAAAGTAGAAGGGTCTTTGACATTCCTTAAATAAGCGTTGATTAGCTGGCGTGAGTTCTTCAACTGCTCGTAAGTAACGCCGTTAGGGTTATAAACATTTTCTTCAATTTGTCTTAAAAAACTTTTAGCTTGAGGGTCGATCTCGCCTTGCGCTTTCAAGTCGTTTAAAAACTTTTGAAAATTGGTTGCATCTTGGATATTTTCTCGTAAATTCACCTTGTAGCTGTCATCGTATAGCTTTCCTATGATTTCGTTTAAGGCTTTATCGTAGCTTTCTTTAGTGCCTTGTTCTAAATTGTCAAAAACGCTTTTTATTTCATAGTCTTTTAAATCAAACTGCTTTAAGGATTTGGTTAAATTCTCGGTCGTTTGGTTAAGAATGGATTTTAAATTAGCGTTCGCTTTAGGGCTTAAGTTAGCGGCTTCAACCAAAAACGCTAAAGTGTTGCCGGTTTCATCGCTTCGTATCGCTCTTATAAAGGCTTGTTGCTGTTCTTTGTGGTTGTCTAGCGTTAGGATTTCTTTCACCTTGTCGTAAGCTTTTAGCTTAGTTTCATCGCCTTTAAAAACGCTTTTAATCTTGTCTCGTAAAAAGTCGTTAGCGTTATTAGCGTTAATCTTGGTTTCACCGCCAAACTGCGCGCTAAATTCTTTTAAGGCTTCTTGTTGTTCTTTAGACAGCGTGGTTTCTATGATCTCGCTGGCGCGCTTGGCGTTTCCAGTGAAAAAGTTTTTAGTGAATTGAAAAGGCATGCTCATCTCGGCTAATTTTAACGGCGCTTTAGCAAGCGGCTTCAAAACCTTACCGGCTCCTAGCATGATCGTATCTGTCGCTAAGGATAAAGCGCCTTCACTTAACGCATGCCTTATGATTTCATCAGCTTTATTTTCTCTATCAAGCGCTAAATTAGTGACAATCGCATCGCTAGCGGCTCCTGCGCTCGCTCCTAAGGCTGCACCGGCGATCGCTCCTCCCACTAACCCTAAAGCTCCCGCGCTCTTGCCATATTTAGCGCCTGTAATACCACCGGCAACGCTTCCAGCTAGTGAAAACTTATTATTTAAAAGGCTTTGCGTGAAATTGTCTATAAAGCCGTCGTTAATCTTATAAACCTTATCGCCTTTGACCACAAAAGGCTCGTTTTTTTCGTTGTAGATCACGCTGTCAAAATGATAAAGGTTTTTAGCGATCGTTTCAAAATCTTGCTTAGCTTTTTCTTGCGCTTCTTTGTCTTCGCTTGAAAATAAACTAAAAAAGTCCTTGTTTTTGTCAATGTTGCTAAAGGCTGAATAGGCTTTCTGTATTTCTTTGGTTATATCCTTAGCTTTTTCTTTTTCCTTGTATTCCTTAAGCCTTTCAGCTTCGCTTTTACCTGTGATAGTATCAAGCGCATTATTAAAAAAACCGCTATCATCGCTTATTAATTCCTTATCGCTCTGTGTGAGTTCTTTACTGGTTTTATTTAAAATCGCTTTTCTTTGCAAGTCTTTTTGATAGTCTTCTTTAGCGATCTCGTTTTTGGTTTTAAGCGGGTTAAAAAGGCTTGTTTCGGCTTTGTTGTAATAATCATCTTTGATCGCATTGGGCAAGTCTTTAAACTCTAGCTTGTTGTCTAAAGCTTGCGTTTTAAGGTCGGTTAGCTGTTTTTCTCGCTCTTTGGCGTTGTCGGTTTGATATCCTACAAAACTCCCTAACTTGTCTAATAAACCTAACTCCGTGAGTTCTTTTGATTTTTGGTTAAGATCCACGATGAGATCTTTTCTTTTTTGTTCTAATTGTTCAGGCGTGAGAATGGGATTTTTAAGCGGGTATAATGGCGTGCTGGGTAAGTTTTTTAAATCAATTTCTGTATTTTGCATGCCTTTTCCTAAATCTTTTTATTATTGGTATTTAAGCAAAATAGCGGCTTGATTTTAAGGGTTATTGCAAAAGTAGCCGTGCGAGTTCGTTCTGTTGGTATTGGTTCAACTCTAAAAAACGATACAATACCCGCTCTTCGCTTTGTCCGATTCGATAAAAACCTAAAATGTTTTTAATTTTGTTTTCAATTTCATAGTATTCTCTTATGCTTTTGGTCTTATCGCTAAAAAGCGCCTTTGCATAAGTTCTTCCTCTTCCGTTATTATTCAAATACGGCTGTATGCCTAACCAATTCCACGAAACACCTAGTTGCTTAAGGGTTAGGCGTTCGTTACCTCTGAAGTTAATTTCATTATTTAGATCGTTTCTTTCTTGTTCTTTGTTGCGCTTATCGTTCTCTTGGTTTTGTTTTTCTCGTTCTTTGGCGTTTCGTTGGCTCTCTAGGTTTTGCTTTTGTTGTTCTATGGGGTTTTTTGCTTGTTCTTTTTGATTGATAGCGTTTTTTAGCGTTTCGGTATAGTTTTGCTTGGCTTTGATGCTTTCTTTCAATTTTAGGGCGTTTTCTTGCTCTTTTTGTATTTCTTGCGCTAAAGCGTTTAAATCTTTACCTTTTAGGCGTTCTTGTTCCTGGTTTATAGTGTTTTCTAACTTTTTAAGGCTTGCTAAATCTTTATTACTGCTTGGAAGGCTTAAGATCTTAAGCCTTAAGCCTTTGGCGTATTGGGAAATCTGTTTGAAAAATAAGGCGCTTTCTAACTGCTCGCTTTGCGGGTTAAAATTCAACACTAAATCGTAAAACTTCAAGGCTTTCACTTGTTCTATACTGCCTAAAGCGTTGTAGCTATCATTACCCGGTAAAAACTTTTGATAGCTGTTATCTAAAACCTGGTTTAGCGCGTTGGTTCTAAATTGGTTATTGATGCCGTCCATGTTGTTAGGAGCGTTTAGGGCGTTGTAGGTTTCTTTGCCGGGGTTATGATACTCATAAATAAAGCCTTTAGGCAATATTGCATAAGGATTGGTTAGAAAAAAGTTCGTTCGCGCGTTTTTATCACTCGCTCTATTTAAGGCGTTTTCTTGTTGGGCTTGGATATTAGGAGGGTTATCGGTCAAAAAATTAAATTGTTTCTCCCATCTGGATTGCTTTTTAAGCCTTTTTAGTTCTTGTTTGAGTTCTTCTAATCGTTTCAAGCTTTCTTTTATTTCTTTTTCAATTTGCTTTTTAGTGTTCGTTTGTAATTCTAAAGCGTTTAATTCTTCTTCTTCTTGTTTTATCGCTTGGATTTGCGCGCTAAATTCATTATTCAAGCCTGCTATTTCTTGGTTTAGGTTATCTATCGCTTGGTTTTGCTTGTCTATTTCTTGGTTTAGTTGGTGTATTTCGTTATTCAGCCTGTTAATAGCGTTTTCTTTAGCGCTTATCTCATGGTTTAGCTGGTTAATGCCGTTTTGAACCTCTATAAGGCGTTTAAATATATCTTTTAGCCTTGAATTAGAATGGTAGTTTTTCTGCGCTAAGAATTTTTTAATCACACGGTAATAGCCTTGCGGATCATCATAGTAACCTACGATTTGCTCATTTTCACTACCTGCTTGCCATGGGAAGCCTCTAATGCCTTCAGAGCCAGCGTTATTTAAGGAGTTCCATAAAGAATTGACAAGACCACTCAAAATATTATTACTAGATCCTGATCCACCAGATCCCGATCCTACGCTTATGTCAACCCAACTCATGATAAACCTGCTTGAATTTCTTTGATTTTAGCGTTTATCGCTTCCGCTAATGCGTAATCCTTGCAATTCAAAGCACCCGTTAAAGAATGTTTCAAACCTTTGGTTTTGAGTTCCGCTAATGAACTTTTTTGATAGCTTTCAGCAATAGGTTTGAACTTCTTCAAAAAGTCTAAACCTCTAAAATCACCGCTAACAAGCCGTTTAAAAAAAACCGGGTATTCAACATCGCTCGGTGTTAAATAACGCCTTGCAATGTATCTAAATTCTTCGCTTTCAAGCATGGTCGCATAAATCCTCGCTTCTAGTAGATCTAACTTACCGGTAGTCTTTTTTTCTTTGATAGGTTTAACGCTTTTTTGCACTAAAAGCGAATTTAAGATTTTGATCAAATCGCTTTGCGTAAAAGGTTCAAGAACTTCAAGAATTTTTAAAATATGTTTGTAGTTCAAATCCTTTTGTGCCGTTGGTAGTTCTGCTCTTAACAAATAAGCGCAATAAAACTTAAAGCCGTTAATCTTGCTCAAATTAGGGCGTTTGTTTAGCTTTTGATAGTCGCTTAAATCCTTAACGCTAGGATCTTTTATTTTTATAATGCTCATGTTGGTAATGTGATTTTTTAAACACATTTCAAGCGCTCTAATGGTGGCTTCTGTTCCTGCGTTATCGTTATCAAAACTGAAACACAATTCTACGCTAAGCTTATTCAAAAACGCTAAATGCTCTTTAGTGAATGCGGTCCCGCTCGTGCAAATAGCGTTTTTATAATCAAAATGTTCATAAGCTAACACATCAAAAAAACCCTCGCATATAATAACCTGTTTCTTTTGTTTGATGTAATCTATCGCTCGGTGATAGTTATACAAGAAAAACGATTTGCTATAAATTTGCGTTTCTCTGCCGTTAATGTATTTAGGAGCGTTGTTGGATTGTAGAAGTCTTGGGATGCAAAGCCTTGCGCTAAAGCTTCTAATTTGTCCTTTACTGTCTTTTAGCGGTATTGTGATGCGGTAGTTGCAAAAGCTTCTCAATTCTTTTTTTTCGTTCCTGTTAGAAAAAAGACCGCATGCGATCAAATCATCCACGCTAAAGCGTTCTTTCAACACTTCTAAATCACCATGCAAACAATAACCTAAATCGTAAGCTTCTATCATTTCTAAGCTGATCGCGCGCTTTTGCGTGAGGTAGTTCAACACTTTCGGCTCGTTTTTCAACCTTTCTTTAAAAAGGTTGTTAGCGAATGCTAAAATCTCTTTTAAATGGTTGTTTCGTTCGGTTTTACCATCGCTTTCATGCTCTAAATGGTAGTTATAGATTTCAGCCACTTCTTCAACGGCTTCTGTGAAACTGATTTTTTTAAATTCTTGTAAGAATTTAAACGCATCACCGCTAACACCACACCCGAAACATTTGAAAAGGTTCTTTTCTTGACTGACGAAAAAAGAGGCGCTTCTTTCATCATGAAACGGGCAACACGCTCTCAAATTGGCCCCGCATCGGTGTAAGTCTAGGTATTTCTCTATAACATCAACAACGCTAACAATGTTTTTTAAGCCTTCAAAATTAGTAATCATTATAGATCCTTCACTCGCTAAAATCGTTTAAATCATAGTTGCTACAGTCGCTCTCTTTAAGCTCTCTATAATTCATATTGATTTCAAATAACCTATAATTATCAATTCTAAAAAATTGAATGCCTTGCAATCCTGTCTGCTTGTTCTTTAAAATCAAAACCTTGCGGTGTTTGCCTCGCTCGTTGTAGTCCTTAATGTGTTTTAATTCACCGCTTTTAATTTTTTCAACCCTAATTATTACATGCGCTTCATGAGCGCCTTTGCGGCTCCCTGTTGGCGAGTAGCTGTCGCTTTTGCTATTTTGGATAATCAAAATAATGATAACTTGCAAACGCTTGGCTAAGTCGGCTAAAGTAGTGAATTTAATTGTTTCTACTTCTTCGATCGTCCTACCTACGATCGGCGCTTGGATCTTCATTTGACTATCAATTACGAAAAGTTTATGCCCTTCTTTAGCTAAGGATCTAATCTGTGAAACTAGATCGTTAATCTCGCAACTTAGATCATCAATAAAATAATTTTCTTTATTCAATTTGAAAGCTTTAGAATTTAAAGTTTCAATATGCTTCCTAACGCTGAACTCAAAACCGAAGTAAGTTACTTTGTGTTGTTGTTGCGCGTTGGTGATGTATTGGATGCCTAAAAGCGTTTTACCGGCTTCTGGATCGCCACTAAGTAAAATCAACTGGCCCACTTCAAAACCGCCGTCGCTGATATTGTCTAAAAAATCAATTCCTGTGTGTATTTTTTCTATTTTGGGTTGTGACCTTAAAAATTCTTCCCATTCCCAAAAATATTTACCACTCCTAACGATTCCTAAGTCAATATACTTATTTAAAAAATCATAGTCAAAAACCTCGCTCTTGCGTGTGGCTTCTTTAAGTTTGTTTGCAAGAGTTTCTTGCATTTGAAAACACAAATACGTTTTAAAATCGCTTTTTAGGTTCAAATAATCCGGATAGCTATCCGCTTCTAAAATGCACTTAAACTCTTCGCTTTCAAATTCCTTTTCACCGATCCTAAGCTTGATCGTTTCAAGTCTTGGGACTTGGTTGTGATGATTCATGCTTATCAAAATTTTTATAAGCTTTTGATTGAATGGCGTAAAACTTTTAAGGCTAATGTCTTCTAAAAAATCCTCTATGTGCTTAGGATAGTCTAAAAAACTTTTCATTATCAAATTTTCCATGTCGTTTCCTTTTTTATCGTTTCTTTTGGTTCTTTTCTTCTAAAACTTCTAAAAAGCTGTCAAATTCCTTTAAGGTCAAATGCACTAAAAGGTTCTCTTGTTTGAATTGTTTAAGACCTTTCAAAAAAGCTAAACGGATAATTTGCACTAGCTTGTAATTGTTTTTTCTTTTGAGCCTTTGCAATTCTCTCAAATTGCTTTCTCTTAAGCTTATTTTTTTTTGTTTGGTTTGTAAGAGTTCTTTTATAAGCTCGCTGCGATCGTTTCCATGCTTTCTCATTGCTTTGTCCTTTCTGTGTTTCTATGAAAAAAATAATCAAGCGCTCTAAAACCTGGCTTCGGGATCGATTTTCTATCGTTTTTAACGCTTCTAAAATCTCTAAAATACCGCTTTCAAGTAAAACGCTATTCGTCCATACCTTGGGCTTAAAATTCCTGTTAGCGTGCTTGTAATTTCGCATATCTACACCTACCAGATGCAAAGCCCGTTATACTTGGGATTTGGCTTATATTCATAGCCAAACTGATCCATGATTTCGTCGTTTCGTTTTTCTGCTTCGCTTTTGTAGCTTGGTTTTTCAAAATGCATGACCTCATAAATTTCGTTATAGTTTCGGCGGATGGATTGGTTGATGCAAGCCACTAAATCGCATCCTTGCGCTTTCAAGGCTTCGCATTGGTGTAAAAGGGCTTTTTTAGTGCTATAGCTTAATTTGTGCTTCTCGCTGCGATAATTCAAAAATTCCTCAAAAGCTAACCTTTCGTATTGGTTTAGGTGTTTCGTGTCTAAATTCCCTAAAATAGAGCTAAAAAAAGCACTAAAACGATTAAACAAACTAGGATTAGAAATTTTTGAACTTTTAAAAGAATAATTTTTAAGATTTTTTGAGTTTGTGAAATCTTGATTTTTTTCTTCAAATTCTTGAGTTGAAAAATTTTCACTCACGCGTATATCTTCATGTTTATTTTGATCTTTTATTAAAGTAAACACTGGAAAATAAGTGCTTATGGATTGAGCTTCGGTATTGTCGGCGTTAGAGCCTTGAATTTGTGGTTTTAACCACATGGAATTATTTTCCATGTGGTTGCTGGCGTTTTTGGCCTGTTTTTCGCTTGGGTTTTTAGAAAAATTGCCCATGATGAATTGAAAAAATTTGCCAAATGTCCCATCGTTTTTTCGTTCTCTTTCAAATTCAATATAACCTAAATCTTTCAATTCATTCAAGTATTTATAAATAGTCTTAGAGTTTCGGTTGAATCGTTTCGCTATGTCTTCAATAGTGAGCTTAAAAGTGGTTGCGTGCTTTTTGATATAAGCATAAACCGCTATCGCTATGTCAGAAACTCGTTCATCATCGCAAATTTCATTAGAGATTTGCGTATAACCGAATTTCATTGGTTGCTTTAGGATGTAGTTCATCGTGGATCCTTTTTGTGTGTTTTAGAGCCTTTTAAAGCGTTTAAATAGGTGCATAAATCTTTACCGAGATCGTTCAAGTAACAAACCTTGTAATAGTTGTTTTTGGTTTCTTTTTCTTTCTTTTTGTTCACTACCCACTGATCGCATAAGCCTTTTTTTTCAAGCTTGTTGAAAATCTTAAGCGTGTAGTAGTAATCAATGTTGAGATCTTTTGAAATCTTGTCCGCTGTTTTGGGTAAATACGCTTGCTTAAAAAGCGCTTTCAAAACTTCTAAATCGATCGCTTTTAGTGGTTCTTGTTCCATGTCAAACCGCCTTTTTTTGGAGTAAGATAGAATAGCTTGTTACGCGCTTATTCCTCACATTGCAAACGCTGGATTTAATCGTGTGCGTTTGTTGGAGCTTTTCTAATTTTTGAATGAAATCAAAAAAACTTAAATCCGTATTGCTTTCCTTGATCATTTGGTAAGTTAGGTATTGAAAAACTTCCATGGTTTTCTCCTTGTGGTTTTGGTTCTTGTCTTGGTTTTTGTTTTCTTTCATATTAATTCCTTTAAAAACACCGCTCGTTCTTTCTGTGGCTGTGGTATGTATCGTGCATAATTAGAATATGTAGTATTCAAATCATTATGACCCATGTTTTTAGAGACCCATAACGGATCCTCGCCCATGCTTATCATCAAGCTTGCAAATGTGTGTCGTGTGGTGTAAAGCTTTCTTTCTTTTAAATTCAAGGCTTTTAAAAGCTTTTTGAATGCTTGTTGAAACTCTTGTGTCCTTTTAGGGATGCTAAGGAAAATCATTTTTTTATTAGCCGGCTCGCTTGCTTTTAGCTCTTTTAGGACTTTCTCCACTGGTTCTAATAGATCAATTTGTCTAATGCTTGGCTTGTTTTTAGGGGTTGTGATAACCCCTAAAAGGCTTAAAGATTTGTCAATGTTGATTTTTTTGTTTTTAAAATCGATATCGCTCCATAAAAGCGCTAATTGTTCGCCTGTCCTTAAGCCGGTAAAAAATGCCATCGTTAAAAAAGCTTTCAGTCTTAAAGTGGGCGCGCTTTTTAAAATCGCTTGGATTTCATCCAAACTAAACGGATCGTCTTTTGATCCATGTTTAGCGTTTTTAAGCGTTATTTTAAAATACGGACTTTTTTCTATATAGCCCTCTTGCTCGCAAAACTCTAAAAAGCTTTTTAATAGCGTGTTAAAATTTATTAAAGTATTCTTTTGATACTTTTTAAAAGCGTTGTTGTGGTAATTTGTAACCCTTTCTTTAGTGATTTTTGACACTTTGTAACTCTCTTTGACATTTAGTAGTTTTGAAATCGTGCTAAATCTTGATCGCATAAAACTTAAGCTTGTTTTCTTAAGTCCTATTTTTTGATTAAAAAAGCTTTCTTTAGCTTGCGCTATGGTTATGTTTTTAGTCTTTTTGTGCGCTCTTTGGCTCGCTTGCTTTGGCTCTTCATTAGGTTTTAACGCTCCTTTTAGCATTTTTAGAATTTTTCCCAAACTCAAGCTCTCTAAATACTCTAACGCTTTGTCGTTTTCTAAATTCAGGCTTTTAGTAAGCTTGTTTAGGCTAACTCGGTAACGCTTGCTGTTTTTAGCGTAGTTCAAATAGGGAGTATTTCCTCTTAAGTAGATGGTATGATTACGCATTTACGCCTCCTTGGCTTTCTTTAAAACTTGCTTGCGAGTTTGTCTCTCTAATCGTGGTTTTTTGACGCTCGCTAAAGGCTTTTTTTGTAGGTTTTAAAGCGCTGTTTTTAGCGTGCACTGTCCCCTTAGGCTTTGGCGCGCTTTGGCTTGTGATCTCGCTTGTGTTGGCGTTATCGCTAGTTTTTAAGCTGTTTTTTTGCGCCTGTATCGCTTGCGTGATCTCCTTAAGCTGGTTAAAGCTTGTTGCTGTCTCATTTTTTTGTCTCATTTTTTTTCCTTTCTGTATCCTTAACGCCCCTTTATAGCGTGTAGCGTATGGATTAAAATGTTATTAAAGCTATTTAAAAAATCTGTAATTGTGAGACAAATACATGAGAGTAGGCTTGGGTTTTTGGTGTTGGAAAAAAACCTCATTTTTTCAAAACGCTTTCCCTATTGTAGGGCTTTATCGTAAGCGCTTTTTTTAATTTAGTATCTCTATCGGGGGTTATTGTTTTTGTTTTTTTTGAATATATAGAAATAATCTAATAACAAACACAAAAACACCCAACAAGTCCCAAATATAGCCCAATTCAGGCGCCTTTAATCCTTTGCTTTTGTCTCCAATTACAACGAGTTTTTAAAATAACTACAAGAAAGTTTAACCATTTTCGTTTATCTTGTCAAGGATCATAAAACGCTTTCAAACTCCCACGATAGCGATATAATAACGATGGTTTTTATTTAACTAAATATGAAAAAACACTTTAAAATAAAGATTTTTTCACAAAAAAATTAAAAGTAAAACCTATTTGTTAGACAAAAACAACATTAAAAAAAACGCTAACTAAAACAATTCTTTTTTAATGCCGTTTTGAATAAATCAAATAAACTTCATAAACTAACACATACAAAAAAAAAAGAATATTTTAAAAAATTTTTTTAAAATATTGTGGCGCACGATAGGCTAACGAATAAATGCGGTTAAGTCGTTTAGGATTTCTGCTTGTGCGGTTTTAAACAAGAAAAAGCATAAAACACTAAAACAAGCTAATTTACATCATCATCAGCGTGCGCTAACGCTAATAAATCGCCCATGTTCATCTGCGATACATTATTATTATTGTTAATTTCTATTGCTTGGATCTGCTCTTTTCCAAACAAGCTAACGCCTGCATCAATAAAAAGTTTAGAAACTTTTTCAGCCGCTATAATAATATTCATGTTATCTTTAATTTTATCGCCTGCTTTTTTTATCATTTTAATTAGCTCACCTCTTGCCACAATAGCGCAAAATAAGATCTGTTTTTTAATGTAAGCCGTGTTCATTGCTTTCAAAATCAATTCGTCGCTACTTGTTTCAGCTATCGCTTCCACTACCACGGGGTCAAGGTCTAATTTTTCTAAACTTTGTTTTAACACTTCTTTAACTGCTTCTTTTTTTGTGTCTAAAAATAATCCCATTTTATCCGTTGTCAGCTTGTCTTCTAAAATAACAGCGGCTTCGTTAGCAATCTTTTTCTTTTCCCATTTGTCGCGTATCTTAAATTTTCTTATTAAACTAACACTCACACTATACTTTTTACTTAACGCGCTTATACTCATGCCATGCGTCTCATACATGGCCCTTATTTCCTGTAATACAGCCTTATTCTCCCACTCTCCATCCATAACCCATAATGTTAAAGTTCTGCTATTTATGCCGAATTTTTTTGCAATCTGATGCTTAGATTCTAAGCTTCTCTCATAATATCTTTTTACTTTAAGCTTAAAATCATTTGAATAGTTTCGCTTTCCTTTTTCGTTTTCTTTTTTTTCTTCTCCCACTAGTCGCCTTCCGCTAAGCTCTGGTATTTTTTGAGATCAATTTTACCGCCAGTCTCGTTAATATAATCCGTTTTGTCCTGGTGTTCTTTAATTTTTGCTAACATTAGCGGGCTTATACTACCGCCTAAGCTCTCTAACATCTGCAAATTTTTCCTTAAAGAATTAAGTAGTATTTCTTGCGTTTGGGTGGCTCTTGCGGTGTTTTCTTCCTTGCTTCTAAACCCCCAACTTGTCATCGCTTTGGCTTCATCTCTCAATTTCTGCGTTACCTGGCCGCCTTGTGCCATGGTCTTTGCAACTCGGTTAGCATAACTTAATCTAGCGTTATCCGTTTTTGCTAAATCGTAATCAACACCCTTTAACCCTCCTGTCTTGTGGTTGATCCATAGCTTCACCTGGTTATATATGCCGCTATGATCTTGCGCTTTTTTGATTAAATCATCTCCTAAATCTAAAGCCTTAATATCATCAAAAATATCCTGTGTAGCTTTGTTAATGCTCGCTAACCTTGTCTTATTCTCGCTTTTGATGTTTAGGTTTCCGTTTAGATTCACATTTAGATCCATTCCTAAAAACTTTTTAGCCATGTAGTAATCAAACGCCGTGATGCTTCTATTTTTGATCTTATCGTCCAAATAAGCGATCCCGGTAGAAAGGTAAGACGGCTCAGCTTCTAAACTTTGATGAGCTAAACTTTGATGAGCTAAACTTTGATGAGCTAAACTTTGATCATTCTTATTTTCGCTTTCTGGCGTGCTTGGCGTTTTTCCCTCTTGCTTGATCGGTTTATAAAGGCTATTTAGTTGTTCTTCAAAAATTTCACTTTCTGTTTTTTCATTCATTGCTTTATCCTTTCATCAAATCACTTTAAAAATGATCGTTTTAAACGCTTCATCTTCTAGATTGCCCTCTTTACGCTTCAAATTGTAAGCGATCTCGTTTTTTAATTCTTGCTTTAAAGCGTTAGTTATCGCTTGTGTTGAAAAGTTCCTTAACATTTTTTTTTATTATTATTGGCATCTCTATTAATTGCCCGTTCAAATAGCCTTGAAATTCGTTTTTTAAGCTTTCTAAATTTTCTTTAGCTTTAGTATTGACTAGATCGCTTAATTCGTTTTTAGCTAATCCTAGCACTTCATTATTTTTTTGTTTGAGGGATTCGCTTTCGGTAATGAGTTCTTGTATCTTATTGTAGAGTTTCATTTCTTTTAACTCCTTACTATTTTGACAAATTCTACAAATAGTAAAAATTTCTTTCAAGGGTTAGATTTTCTAAAAGCGTTTATCAGCGCTTCATAGCCTTGTAACTTCGCTTCGCATGTGTTGTCTTTGACGATCACTTTGTGGTATTTGTCTTTAATCTTGGTTGTTTCTAAAAGCTTGTTAGTCTTGTATTGTTGGCTTTCTAATTCTAGCGCTTCAATCGTTTCGTTTTGTTTGATCAAATGCGCTTCACTAGTGTTTAGTCTTTCTTCCGCTAACACTAATTTAACCTTTAGATTATTATTTAAAACTAATAAAATAACAATAGCAACATAAGGCATAACGCCCCTAAAAACCCTAAAAATCACACCATAAAGCACTAATAACTAAAAAAAGGATTAGAGTTAATGTAATTTGTGATTTCTTCCATGCTCGCTGGCTTAGGCTTTGCTATTGGCGTGCTTTGTGCGGGTAGCGTGCTTTGTGTTGTTGGCTTTTTAGCGCTATTACCCACTGACACGCTCGCTTTAGCGCTTGGTGTTACTCTCATTAGCCATTCTTGTTGCTGTTGGTTTAGCGCGTTTTCAAGCTTCATGGCTTTCGCTCTGTGATCGTTTAAAACTTTGTTTTGTTTGTGGCTCTCTTCACTCATGATCTGTTGTCTTTTAGCAAAATCCATGCTTTGTTCGGCTTGTCTTTTTTGCAACTCAAAAGCTTGCGCCTGCTTCTTATCATTGCTTAAATCTCGCATTCTTTGATACTTCAAGGCTTCTTCTCTAATTTTAGCGTTATCAAAAAGGCTTCCTGCATTAGCGATCGTGTTCGCAAAATTGCCCATGCTTTCATTTAATGCTAAATTAGCGTATCGTTGGTTATTCAACGCTTGATTAAAACTATCTAAAGCGCCTCTACCTGCTGTAATGCTTTCAAAATAAGCCATTAGCTTGTCCTTTCTTTAAGTTTGTTCGCTATCACGCTTATAGTGATGTTCTTACTTAAGGTTATATTACCTTTAAGCGCTTTAAAGGTTATGGTGTGTTTTCTTACTTCATCGCTTCTAAACAAACACACGCTACCGCTCGCTATTTGTTCGTTAGCTTCATTATAAAAGCCCTCTTCAGCATTAGACAAGGTGCTAAACCCCCATAACCTTGTGGGCGCGTCTTTCAAAACTTCTAACTTGTCGCTAAAAACCTGTATAGAATTAACTTCGCTTTGTTCGTTTAGCTTTTCTAATTCCTTACTCAAATTATTTAATATCGTTTTGAGTTCGTTCGTCTGTTCTTTTTCTTGCACGCTCACGCTCTCATTATTTAAGGTGATTTGATTGTATTCGGATCCGATCTGAGCGATGATTTTAAACGCTGTTTCAAAAACACGCACTGTGATTCCATTACCACTAGAGTGCACCTGCAATAAGCTCACTAATGCATTCGCGCGGTTTATCATAGCGTTATCTCTTAGGCTTTTTAGCATCGCTTGGCATTGGATAAGCTTATTAAGCGTTTCGGCTTTGGCGTTTTGTAAGTTCGCTTGCATCCCTAAAAAGTCAATTTGCATTTTTGCTCTCACTTGCTCGCTTTGTAGGTATTGCGCTTCTTCATTCAAAGCTAACTGCTCGCTTTGTAGGGCTGCTTGCATGCTCGTTGTGTTTAAATCTTTGTTATTGAAATTTTGCTTTTGTAAAGCATCTTTGAATAAAATGAAATTCCTTATAAATCGTGTTGTATCCATTCTCTAAACCTTATCAATCACCTTAAACAAAAAGTTATTAACGCCTTTGTCTTTGACTAAATCAAAAAACTTTTTTACCGCTTCGTTGCTTTTATAAATCATCTCTTCATCGTGTTGCATCCCTAACAAAACACACCCTAAAGTATCATGCGCGCTGTTTCCTATGTGGATCAAAATTTTTCGGTTTTTGAAATCCTTGTTATTTGGATCTACTAACTGCAACACTTCATGGCGTGAGTTATTGCATTTTTTATTTTGGTATTCTTTAGGCACCGTGCAACTCGTATCGCTCCACTCTAGCTCGTAATCTCTCGCAATGATCGGTTTATCCAAATTCGGCGTATCCGTTGGCTCTCCGCTGTTTTCTAATGAAAAGCAACTGAATAAGGCTTTTTCTTTTTCGTAGTGTTTGATTATCGCTTTATCGCTTATTCCTTGATCGTGCGTGCTTTCAAACACTCTAAACTCTCCTAACATGCCGCTTTCTTTCTTGTCTTTCCTAACAATCGCTCGTAAATCGTGCTTTCTTTCTAATAATACTAAATACATTAACTTCCTTTCTTAGTATTTAGCCATAATCAAGCGTTATTTTAAAGGGTTATTATTTTTTTGTTTCGTGCAAAACTTCAAATCGTTTTCTAGCGTTTCGGTATAAATCAATAACGCTCGCAAATATTCTAACGCTTCTAAATGTTCGCTTGGTCGTGTTGGTAGTTCAATGTCGCATTTAATCGGCACTTTTACATCTTGATAAATCACCTTTTTAGCGCATGCACTAAAGCTAACGCTAAAAACACACGCTAAAAATAAAAGCTTCATTTTAAAATTTCATAAACTAACGCTTGACATTTTCTAAATTTGTCAAATCCATTTTACAACTTTTTTTTTAAACTATCTAGCACTAAAACGCTCACACTTTCCGCTCCTAAATACCCAACGCCTCCACTAATCGCTACGCACAAACTCATCGGTAAATTAAAAAAATAATCTGCGATTTCGTAGCTAATCCATGTTATGAGCATGCTCGATCCGACGCCTTGGATAGCGTAAAGCGCTTTTTCAGTCTTGCTTTTAAAATCTTCGTTTCTTACACTCCTTAAAACATACAAAAACCCCACAAACAAACCGATCATTAGCACCAACAAATACGGAATGAATTTTGAAAATTCAAGACCTAAAACGATTAAATGCTGTTGCATCATTTTATTATCTTATCCATGCAATCTGGATGCTCATTTAATAAAATCGTAATGTGTTCTAACGCTTTTAAATTATTTTCAATTTTGGCTTCTAATTTTTCGGTTTTGTTCATGGTGTTAATGATAATGCCCAGCTCAAAAATTTCTAACACACAAAACAAAAACAACGCTGCGGGTATTATCTTTAATGTTTTTTCATTCCACATGCGCGCTTCCTTCAAATCCCAGCGTTTAGATAACTTAACTCTAAATTTTCTAAAATTTCATCATCGCTTTGTCTTTTGCTTTTGACTTTAGCGATGAAATCCCTATAACCTTTATTCTTTAAACACTCTAACGCTTCCTTATTAGCCTTTTTACACGCTAAACGATTTTTTTTTATGTTTTCAATATTCTTAAAATTTTTAATATAGTTTCTGTTTTTCATTAAATACCTTTTTTTTCTTTAATTTAATCACAATCAAGCGCTTTTTTTAAGGGTTAGTTTTTGCTATATCCTCCATGTCGGTTTAGCTTTAAATCTGGCGTTATAAGTTTCTTTAATCTCTCGCTTTAGTGGCGCTTTCACGCTCTCATGTGTTATCGCGCTCGCTAATGCGTCTATGCAATCGTCTTTTTTAAAAGGCTTATCCGGATTAAAGCTAAAAAGTTCTTTTTCTATCTGCTCGGTGTTGTTGCTAGAATGGCTAAACACTAAAAACCCGGTATTGTAAAAAGGCCTTATCGCTTTGATTTTATCCACTTTGGAGATCTTACGGCTTGGCGTGTAGCAAATAATCTCATCGCTCAGTAATTCCTTATTGTTTTGTTTGGCTTGTTGGTTGTGTCTTGCTAAAGCCACTAAAAGCAAACGATACAATACTAAACCTCCGCCGTCGCTCTCTATGAAGGTTTTTGCGTCCTTGTATTTTTCTTTAGCCGCTAGAATGTGTTTAATGGTTTCTTCTTCGCTCCATATCCCAAAAAAACAATCTAAAACGATATACCTAGCGCTTTCATTATAGTTTTCAACGCCTACTACTACGATCGCTCTATTATCGGCGTTCTGGCTCAAGCTTAAAGCGTTATCTACGAATATATAAGTATTCATCTCTCCTAATTCATGCGTGAAAACTTTCTTTAGATATTGCGGATCAAAATACCCACCACTGCTAACGACTGGATCTTGTTGGTATTGCGCGCTAAATTCATCGTTGCCCATTTGTAGCCTTAAGGCTTCTAATTGTTCCTTATTGTGTTTAGCTTCAAATAACGGCGTGTCTTTCTCTCTTGTGTGTTCAAAATCTTTTATTTTGTAGGTTTCTTGGTTTTGGTTCAAGGCTTTAAGCTGTATGATTTCCCATTTTCTAATCGTTTCTTCATCAAACTCCCGCTCGCTTTGCAAAAACCCGCATAAATCATTACTTCCTAATCGTTGCATGAGAATTGTAATATTAGAGTTCGTGTCTTGTAATCGTGATATAACGCTTTCTTTAAAGTTGTGATTAACGAGGCTTACTTCTTTTTTAGAATTCATGCCGCTCACTTTGATCGGATCATCAATGAGTATTTGATTAGAATGAAAACCTGTAAGCGCGCTTTTTAGCGTGGTTACAAACAAGCCTCCACCCTCTCGTAAAATAAACTCTCTTGCGTTGTTTTGCAAAAACTCTAAAGGCTCATCAAAAAAAATAGTTTTATAAAAAAAGCTACTCATCAAATCCCTCACCTGGTTAGCGATCTTTCTGCATAACTCATCGCTGTAAGAAATGTAAAAGATTTTTTTAGTCCTATCTTTGCCTAAACTCCATGCTATGAAGCATCTTGCGATAATTTCGGTTTTTCCATAGCTTGGAGGCATGTTCAAAATCAAGCGCCTGATTAGTTCATCGCTTTTGCATGTGTTAGGTTGCGTGCATTCTAAAACCTTGCATAAAAATCTAATGTGCCAGTTGTCTAAAAAAGGCTTATTCTCATACCTTTCCCACTTCAAGCGCACGAATTGGTAAAAATCACGCCTTGCTAATTCTCTAATCGCTAATTCTTTTAAAGCTCGTTGCTTATCCATGCCATAACGCTCCCACAGAAAAACAAACCGCTAAAATAAAGCTAATCCCTAAAATGAAAATCAAAACGCTAATCGCTAACATTTCTAAAAACTTCATTTTCAATAATCCAAATTCTGCGCGCTTGGGTATTTTCGCCATGTCGTTTTATCGCTCGTTTTGAGTTTCTTTGTCGCTTTAGTATCCGTTTCTTGGTTGTTAGCATTATTGGCAGCGTGTTGTCGTTGCATCTCTGTGATCGCTACCGCTTGGTTAATCTTTTCGCTTTCGTTCGTGGTTTGAGATAACGCTCCTTGTTCGGCGTATTTGTGCGCTTTAGCTTGTAATTCCATGATCTCAGCCTGTAATTTTTGGATTTGTAAGGCTTGGATTTGTTGGTTATAAGGAGCGTTTATTTCAGCGTTTTGTTGTTGCATAGCGTTAGCGTTTTGTATCGCTTCTAAAACATCGTTAGTGATTGGACTATCCATGTCGTTTAGCATCAGTGGCACTAAGCTAGGCACTAGATCCGGTCTTATGGGCGCTAAAATCTTTAAAAGCTCGTTCCAGTTATACCATCTTTCATCTCGACTCTCCGTCTTTAACTGCGATTTCAAAATCAGATCAAATTTAAGCGGTCTTATCTTGTTATCATCGCTAGAATTAATTTTAAAATACCTATCGCCTAGCTTCCTGTCAACAATTTTAAAAACCTGTTCCTTAGTGAAATACTCACAAATAAAGCTAACCGCTAATTTAAAAACCAGCCGATCCATATCATCAGTAGCCTTTAAAAAGGTTTGTAAGCCCATCAAACCGCTTTCTTTCCTTTGCGCGATCGCTACACCACTCTGCCTATTGACTGCCATTCCTAAGCTTTCATCGTTCAAGCCTGCTAATAATCTTAATAATTGGCGTTTTTGTTCGGCTTTCTGGCTTAAAGCGCTTAAATCCGCTTGATTATTCATAAATTGGATCTTATGGTCTTTTAAAGCGTTCGGCCTAACTTTAGCGATCGCATTGTCTAAGCTCATGGTTTCTACAAATTCCGCTACATCCACCACGGCGTCCTCTTCAAACATCGCTTTAAAACTTCCCATCATATTGCCCATGCGGTTTTCGGCGTAGTTAATGAAATCTTGCATAGGCTTAATATCTCTAAACAAGCCGTAGTAATTATTTAGTTCGTCCGTGTATAGCTTGGATACGATAAAAGGGCATGCACCATTTTTAAAAGGCTTTTTTTCGCTTTTATAAATCCCAGCGTTTCTATTCCATAAATACCTATTCCATTCGTAGCTTTGAGTTTCTTTATTGTATTCCTTATACCAGCTTTCAATAACGCTCGCTATCCTTTCATGATTCACATAAGAATAATTCACTATCACGCTATCACCAAACAATAATAAAGCTTCTTGCTCGCTTATTTCTAGCATCTTATGAAAACGCCTTGCATCTAATGCGTTCTTATCGGTTGAAAAATAATCTATAATAAAGCTCTCAGGTTTTATCGCTTTAATGTCAATTTCTACATTTTTTTCCTTGTCTTGGCTTATCCATAATTGAATAACGCCTAAACCACCGATTAAAAGGTTTTTGTCTCTTTCAATCATAGATTTATCGTAATTTTCTTGTTGGATAAAGACCTGTAAAAGGCTATTTAAAAGATCGCTTAAGGCTCTGTCTTCTTCTTGTTTAGGGCTTAATCGTATTTCGCTAATGCTTTCTATCTTGTAGCCTAAAATCTTATTCACAATCACTTTAAACATGTTTTCTATAATTGGCGTTTGGCCTCGCTCTAAAATAATGTTTAAAACATCTTGCGGTAATTGGTTGCCGTTGTAGTATTTCTTGGCTTCTAAAAATTCATTATTAGCGATTAAAGCCTTTTGATAGTCGTTTGTAAAATCGTTTTGTAGTGTGGTAAAGTCCATAAACAAGCCTTAAAATATTTTTACAAAAGATTAGCAAGATTAAGGCTTTTTTTTAAGGGTTATTAAAACCTTGTCATTATATCAGCGTTATTTTTAGCGATATTGTCAATCGCTTCCCTATTCTGTAAGCGTTCTTGCTCCCTGGCGTTATAGCGTTGTTTTTCTAATTCAAACTGCTCTCTTGCCATTCTTTGGCTTTCTTTAGCGTTCTTGTTTTGCTCGCTGTAGTTAATCGCTCCCACGATCAAGCTCCCTAAACCTCCGATCACACCTCCTAGCATTCCTAAACCTCCATAACCTCCCACATTCTCCATGAAGTTAGAAAATTTAGAGGTTTTAGGCGTTGGCTTATAATCGTTCAAAAAATCGCTATAACTCGTTTTAGAATAATTCAACAAACCGAAGTTTTTCGGTGCTTGCACTAATTCTTGCGCGCTTTTAGCGTTTTGTGGCTTGAAGTAGTTCGGATCATTTAAAGGGTTCTTAAAAAACATTTTTTAACCTTTCTTAAATTTTAAAAGCGTTCTAAACATTTTTAAAACGCTTAATTATTTAATACTCTACTTCAATCACGCTCGGCAAAAAATATACCGCTCTTAAAACGCATTTAACAGGTCTCCCGTCGGCGCTTTCTGACGCGTCTTTTACTTCTGCTGCTACTATCTTGTCACTTTTAACCGTGTAGTCTTTAGTGACCATGCCGCTCTTTTCATTGGCTGATAAAGTTAAAATAGAAGAATAGCTCTTTTTGGATTCATCTTTAAAGCCTACGCTAACATGTCCAGCCGTAGGAGTGCCTACCACTTCTAAACTTATCTTTATCACTTCTGCACCAGTTGGTAAAGCCACTAAATCATAAACGCCGTTTTTATACTCAAATTCCGCTTTTGCGAGATAGCTAACGCTGTGAACTTTTTGTTTCATTCTTTTTCCTTTCTTATTCCATGTTAGAGACTAAACCGATCACGGCGTAATCTTGATTATCATAAGGCGTTACTACGCCGTCCGTGCTTTGATACCTAGCTTTTGATACCCCTAAAAGACAATCCACGCCAACGAGTGATTTTCTGCCTGCATCCACGGTTTCATCAATGTAAAACCTGGTTTCTTTAGAGCCTGCTAATAACACCGCGCTAGCGCCGATCAAGCAACCGATCGAGATTTCTTTACTATTATTATTTTTTGTGGTTAGTTTTTCTGTTAGGTTATCTTTGAGTTGTGCGGGCGTTACAATATTGCTAACATTAGCCTTATTGAGATAGCGCGTAAAATCGCTATCGCTAATGCTTGAATTAGGCATGCCAACATTAAGCTTATTCCACACGCCAGCATCAATTACCGGGCAATTGTCAATCACGCCTAAAAGCCCGCTATAAAGCATGCCTTTGTCTTCTCCAGCGAAGGCGTAAAGCTTTCTTAATTCTTTAAATTCGCTATCGGCCTTTAATTGGTTCGCTTGGTAGCTATCTAAAAGGATAATGTAGCTTGTGTTTTGCACCACCACATTGCCCACGCTTTGCATGGTCGCTCTAATCGGTTTAATAGGAAACGCTTTACTATTATCCGCTTTCAAGCCGTTTCGTGCGTGAAAAATCGCTTTTCTGATCGTTGCTACATTCATCGTAACATTATAGAGGTAATTCGTGAAATCGTTAGTCAAGCTTGCAACGATTCTTTTGTCCCTTTCTTCATTCATCCATGTCGTCAAGCTATCCACGCTCTCCTTAATAAAATCAATGCGCTCTAATTCACTGTAAGCCTTAATTTTAGATCTTAAGGAATTACCAAAAGCATCCGGATAAATCGTTTGACTTAAAATCTCTAAATTATCAAAATTGGCTTCAAAATCCGTATTACCGCTAACACCGCTCCCGGTTAGTTGCGCTTTAATCCTTGGGCGGAATGGTTGCTGACTTGCCACGCTAAAGAGTCGAACTCCTCGATCCGCGCCTGTGCCTGTGATGCTAAAAAACGGACTCTTGATCCAGCTTGCGTTTTGGATCTCTCTACCAACTTCTACCCCTAAATTAGGGTTATTGGAAATGTTGTTAAAATTGATATTATTAAGTTTTTCTAACATTTATCGCTCCTTAATACCTTGTCATGATGTTTTCATTATTAGCGTATCCTACGCCGCTCACACCATTACCTAACGCTTCTTTAGGTAATTCTTTCTCTTCTTCTTTGCTTTCTTTTTTAGACTCTTCTTCTTTAGCGTTGATCGCATTGAAATAGTCTAAAACCGCTTCAAAAAAAGCCACGCCTTCTAACTTGTCAATTTGCGTTTTAATGCGTTTAGGCAATTCTTCTTCATAGAATTCTAAAAGCTCGTTAAAATCAACTTCAGGGTGCTTGTTTAAAAACGCTTGCTTATCTCTTTCAATCTCTTCAGCGTCTTTGTCTCTTTGGATTTCATCGCTTAAATCCATCGCTTTGCTTACCTTGTCCGTGAGTTTTTCTTTCAAATAGTTGTTTTGTTCGGTGAAAACAAATCTATAAAACTCCGGCTTATCGCTAAAAAACAAATCTTCCACTTTTTCGTCTGTTTTACTTACCATGTGTTTAATAAAATCTTGTTCCAAACTCGCTTCCGCTTGCGCGATCTCACGCTTTAGAGTTTCTAGCTCGATCTCTTTTTCTTTAATGCCCATGCTTATCCTTTCTTATTGATTTCAAAACTTTAACTAAAATTAAGAACTATTTTAAGGGTTATATTTTGAAAATCAATATAACCCTATTTTTTATTTTTGCTTTTAGTTAATATTCTTTCGCTATTAGATTTTTTTGTCGTTTCTAATAGCTGTTTCTTTTCTAGTTTAGTCTAAATGTTGTTAGAGCATTTTTAAACTTTAGTGCCTCTTGATAGGATATAGCATCAAGAGGCATTATTAAACTCGCACTACTTTGCTAAAATGAATATTTTTTGAATACATTAAACTTAAATAGTTTGTTAGGTTGTCTTTAGCAAGCTTTAATAATTGCTTGTAGTTCGCTAAAACGCTAAAATTGGTTTCATTGTTAGGTATTTCTAAAAGGTTGCATAAAACGCTATACACTAAAACATCAAGGCATATTTTAGGCAGTTTAATGGTGTCTAAAATGCTGCTAATCTCTTCATAAGTGTAATACACCACTTCAAGCTCTCCGCTCTTAAACGGCGTTACGCTTATCTTATCGCTCAAAATCAATAATTCACATTCTCCGCTATCTTTTTCTATCGTGTTGCGGCTTTCTATTTCTTTCTTATCTAATTTAACGCTTTCTATCCCTAAAAGGTTATTTAGCGTTAAAAAGCGTTCTTCTTCAGTGATTAAAGATCTTGTGATCGTTTTGTTAAGCTTAAATTCTAAACAAATTTTTAAAAGCGCTTGATTGATATTTCCCACTAGCACGCTGTCTAAAATTTCGTAATTCCCCACTTCGTTGTCGTTCAATCGCGCTCGCACTTTTGCTATCACTTCGCTAACTTTTATCATTTCAAAATCCTTTGCTCTGCTTCTTCATAAAAGCTATTATAGGCCTTTAGCCGCACTCTGGTATTTCTCAAATAACTGCATCTTTTTGCTCCTTGACTTGTTAGATCTTTTTGTTGTAACATCAATGAGGGTTAGAAAAATATTTCTAACCTATACTAAAAACGCTTTAAGCGTGCCAAGAGACCCTGACACATAAGACAAAAGGGCTTGTGTATGGTCAAGGTGAGGCTTTTTAATCATTTTCTTTAATATTATTCTCATAATTTGGTGCATTTTTATAATCTCCTTTCTCTTTAAACATAGTTTTAAATATAAATTCGCTTTTGTTTCTTTTGTTCCACTACCACAAAATGACCTTGCTTCTTTTACCTCAAATTTTTGCCATCATTGCTAAACTCAGCCATGATCGGCTCGCTAAACTTCCTCATGTTAAGTATTCTCTGATTACAAATTTTTCTAACGCTTCTAAACTATCAACGGTGCTCAAGCGTTCTTTTTCTCTACCATAAAATATAATCAAATTCTGTTTAAACCTTAAAGCTTCCTGTGAGAGTTTCAAAATTTGCGCTTTAGTGTGTTTCTTGTAAGTTTTGTTAAGCGCAACGCCGTTACTAACTTCAGTGCACCTAAAAACTGAATCAATTCCAGCAATCACCAGCGCTTGCAAGTTAGCTTGATCTTCTAATGTCAAATCATAAGCATGTTTGTTACCTAAAACACTACTTCTAAAGCCTTTTATGATTTTTTCTTTACAAATAGCGTTAATTTGATTTTCTAGTTCTTGCTTTTTCTTTTTTAACATGATTTCTTTCACTTTCTCTAAAACCTGTTCTTTAGTCGGTAGGTCGTTATCGTTTTTAGGGATAATGTTAAGGTGTATAGCGCTACCTATTACTTCAAAACTACCATAAAATTCCATTTCATCAAACACATCCCCTAAATACTCTTTAAACTCGGATGCATTTTCTAAAACCATCATTGATTACTCCTTGTTGTGGTGTCGTTTAATTCTTGCGTAAAGCTTGCATTTGTGGTATGATTAGGCTCGTTAGAGTTTAAGGGTAGAGTCTCACCCTTTGTAATTAGTGGAGATGTATATAAACTTTCACTATTCTCTGACCTTTTTTCATAACCTGTTATCACCCAATGATTAGGTAATTTTTCTCCTTTCCAATTATCTTTTAAACCTACTCTTATATTTTGGTATTCAATAGCCATTCTGCCGTTTCGTTCT